TTGTACAAACTGGAACATTAAACTTTAAAAAACTTGCTCAATCTATAATTTCTGACATAACAAGAATATTTATTAGGTCACAAATAATATCACCCTTACTTGGAGGCTTTGGAAATTTATTTGGTGGTGGTAAGAAAAGCGTTACAAGCACTGCTTCTAAATCATTTAGTTCATCCAGTCCTATTACAGGTAATTTTAATCCATTTGACAGTGGAATGTTTTATGATTTTAAACAAAACGCTTTAGGAAATGTTATTGCAAACAACAAGATTGTTCCGTATG